CTATTGTGCATTCTCCAGTTCTATCAAACGATTATCCAGTCTGTTATACTCTCTTTGAGTTTCTTCAATTTTAGCATACATCTTTAAAATTGTCGAACCTTTTACAAAGACTCTTTTTTCGCAGTAGCGGTATAACTTCTCCTTTAACTTTCTTAAATGTAATCCACATTTTTGAAGCTCTTTCAAAAGCATTTCTTCTTCATATTCTGACAATTATTCCACCTTCCTTTCGCTACGATAATACCATTTGAAGACAAATTCCGCAATAAAAATCCATCGACGAAATTCCCTTTATTCCGACATCTTCTCGTTATTTTTAACATGTGCTATACTCCTCTTTAGTGTAGTATGTACTTTTGTACAATTCACCTTTAAAAGCCGGGAGCAGATTTCCAAATAGAACTTGCTCAAACGGCGAAAGGAGGTGATAACATGCCTATAAACTATCCATTAATTGGTATCCGCATCAAAGAAACCCGAAATCAGCAAGGAATCTCTGCGGAAGAATTAGCTGAACTGGCAGATTTATCTTCTGTTTATATCAGCTACATTGAAAATGCCAAGCGGAAACCCAGCTTAGAATCTCTTGTCAAAATCTGCAATGCACTGGGAATTACGTTGGATGAATTGCTCTATGGAAATCTGCTTTACAATCCTACAGAATATCAAACAGATATTGATCTGCTTATGGCAGACTGTTCCAAAAACGAAAAGCGTTTCATCTTCCTAATTCTTTCTGCGGTAAAAGATATTCTTCGGAGCAATGATTGGTCTTTAATTGAAAAAATACTTCTAAAGGACAGCAATTTAAAAGATCTATAATTGAATCACAAATCCATTTCACTTTATATAAACCATCCGTTATTCAATTAACTGGTGGTTTATGTCTTTTTCTCACAAAAAAATTATAATGAAAATAAATCGCAATACAAGGAATGATAACCTATGAAAGAATATGAAGAAAGAACTGAAACAATCGAACAACAAAAAGCCCTTATTCGTGAGCGTTATAAAGGAATAAATCCCGATGAGCTTGATGTCATTCCTGCGCTCCCAAAACCGGATATATTTAAAACATCTTCCATGTTAAGAGTAGCAGTTTATGCTAGAGTTTCCACTGACGATCCTCGGCAGACATCCTCATATGAGCTTCAAAAAAATCATTATCAAGACGTGGTAGATCGTAACCCCAACTGGAATCTTGTGAAAATATATGCCGATGAAGGAATTTCCGGTACATCTCTGCAACATAGAGAAGCCTTCAAGCAGATGGTACAAGACTGCGAAGATGGCAAAATTGATCTTATACTCACAAAAAGTGTATCTCGATTTGCTCGTAATGTTGTGGACTGTATCGGTTATGTCCGGGAGCTCCTTTCTCTCCGTCCTCCGGTCGGTGTATTTTTTGAAACCGAACATTTAAATACCCTTGATCCCAAAAGCGAAATGATTCTTTCCTTCATGTCTACCCTTGCACAAGAGGAAAGTCATACAAAAAGTGAAATCATGAATGCCTCTATTGAGATGCGTTTTCGCCGAGGAATATTCCTGACACCCCCTTTGCTTGGATATGATCAAGACGAAAACGGAGAATTAAAAATTAATGAACACGAGGCGAAAATCGTAAAGCTGATTTTTTATATGTATTTGAATGGAAATACCTGTCAGGAAATTGCTGATACACTTACGGAACTTGGCTGCAAAACAAAAAAGAATAATGAAGTATGGTCTTCCGGTTCTATTCTTCAGATTTTGCAAAATGAAAGACATTGTGGCGATGTTCTTGCCCGTAAAACATGGACACCAAATTATCTGGATCATAAATCACGGAAAAATAACCAAGACCGTAATCAATATAGAAAACGTGAGCATCATGAAGCTATTATTTCAAGAGATGATTTCATTGCAGTTCAAAAACTAATCAGTAATGCTAAATATGGAAATAAAGCCTTGCTTCCCGAACTTCACGTAATCCCGGATGGGGCTTTAAAAGGATTCATCACAGTTAATCCCCGTTGGGCCGGCTTCAAACCGAACGATTACCTTGCCGCTTCATCAAGTATATCTGATTCAGAAAACACACCTTCAGATACTTCCCCCGTTACTGTACAGCTTGGTTCTTTTGACTTAAGGGGATATGAAATCGCACATGGTCAATTTTTTGAAACTACCGGAAAAATATCAGCAACACTATCTTACGAAAAATTAAATTTCAGTACGGAGGCGCTTAGAAAATTTGGAGAAATCAAAACCGTAGAATTGCTGATACATCCAAGTTCTTATCTTCTCGCTGTACGGCCTTGCACACTTGAAGATAATCGAAATAAAGTCCAATGGGCGCGTCTGCGAAATGGAGTTCTGGTTCCTCGATATATATATGGAGCAGCGTTCCTACCCACACTTTATGAACTGTTTGGCTGGAATCCCAACTGCAAATACCGTGTTCTCGGAGTGGCACATCAAAAGGGATCTGAAAATGTCCTGATTTTTAATATGAAAGAAACCGAAGTACGCATTCCGAATGAAGTACCTGCAACAACAGACAAAGATTCCCCTAATAAATCAGCGGAGACTTCTTCCACGCCTAAAACTATCCTCGGCTATCCGGCAGAATGGATGAATAGCTTTGGAAACAATTATTATAGTCAAACCCACGCACGGGAACTGGTTGCTTTTACCAATAATAAGAATTGGCAAACCACCTCTGAAGGACAGCCCTATAAGGAATCAGAACTGCATACCACACCCAAAGCGGAGCTCACGAAAGGAATCGTGGAAATTATGGAAGAAATAAAGGAGAATCGTAATGACTGACACACCTGTAAACACATGGGAACTGGCACAAAATATTCCCGAAGATATGAGCAAACCTCAAAATCCCCTGCCAGTAACTATCACACCGGGAAAAGATGGACAATCCGACATCATTGAAGACATGGATTTCAGCTTTGATGGATATCAAGTTGTCCGTGGCGAATTTTTCGCTCATACATTTGAGCCTTCCTTTACATTTAACAATTACAAAGTATCTGTAAATATGGCCTGTATAAAAAAACTTCCTTCTGTAGAATATGTTCAGATACTCGTAAACCCAGAAGAAAAAAAGCTTGCTGTAAGGCCATGTCGTGAAGAAGAAAAAGACTCTTTCCGTTGGTGTTCCGCAGGGAAAAAGAAAAATCCAAAACAGATCACCTGCCGGATATTCTTTGCGAAAGTTATCTCTTTGATGAACTGGAATCCTAACTATCGTTACAAACTTTTAGGAAAACTCATCCGATCCGGTGATGAAGTATTATTCATTTTTGACCTGACAACCCCGGAAATATTCATGCGCACTTCCAAAGAGGGAGAAAAGCCAAGAGTATCTCGAACTGCAAGCTATCCTTCTGAGTGGCAGAATCAATTCGGAGTTCCTGTCGAAGAGCATCAAAATGCCCTGCAGATCAATATTTTTGACGGATATGCCGTATTTGATGTCCATGAAAAAAAGAAAACACAGTCTGCTATGCAGGAGCAGATACCAGTCCCAAACGAAAGTGAGGTGCTAGATGATGAGTCGAGAAAATCTATGTCAACCCATCCTGAGTATTGATTTAAAAAAGAGTCTTATTCGTATTCATCGTAATACACTACGGCTTCTCGGCGATCCTGATTATATTCAACTACTGATTAATCCCAATTCCAAAATGATAGCAATAAAGGCTGGCGATAAACGGGATTATCTCGCACATAAAGTTAGAAAATATCGTTTTGAAACAGGATACAGTTATGAATTATACTGTAAAGATTTATTACAAACCATGATGACTGTAGACTGCGGGTGGGAATATGGAAATATTTTCCGCTTATATGGGCAATTTAATTCCAAAGCAGGAGTTATACAGTTTTCCATGTTGGAAACGTCCCCTTCTATGCAACAGAATACTGAATGGAGTGAACAAACATTATGAGTAACTATAACAACTATACCCTTAAACTTGATCTGGAATTTACGAATCTCATTCAGCCTTTAGAAGATCGCGAACATAAATCACTGGAACGCAAAATAAGCTCCCACGCATACAGTGAGCCGATTTACACTTGGAATGGATTGATTGTGGATGGAGTTGAAGCATATCAAATCTGTCATAAACGAGGAATCAAATTTCGTATCAAACGCATGTATTTTTTAAGCCGGGAGGATGCAATCTCATGGATCTGCACACAGCAACTTAAACGTGAAGACCTTACAGAAGCCAACCGCAAATATGTGATTGGAAAGAAATATGATGCCGTAAAAGCAATTACTGCCCGTATTTCATCTGAAAATTCCACCACCGGAAAAGGCGGTCATACATATCGTATAGAAAAGAAAATTCCTTGTAGACATATTTCCGCAACACAGATAGCATCTGAATGCAACACATCTCCTGCTTCCGTGTACAAATACAATGAATATAGTCGTGCATTGGATAATATTTGCGAGAAAACTCCCCAAATGGTAGAACGAATCCGTTCTGGTAAACTTCGCATTTCTCACGCCAATATTATTGAACTTTCCCGGCTGCCTCATTATGAACTCAAAAAATTATATGATTACATGATTGAAAAAGGCATTGAACATCTGAGCTATCCTGATATGAAGCGTGAACTTCAATGGAGAAAAGTTGTCGCTTCAACCCAAAAGGAAAAAATCGCAGAGCCGAAACCCGTCATCAAGCAAATGCCAAAATTTGATCCCGATGCTGAGCTTTCCAGTCTTTCTCTCACAATTCCTTCTTGGTGCAGCTCCATCGAACGGGTAATGAATGTGACTGATTTCCAACGTTCTTCTAAAGAAGGAAAAAAACGTTTAAAAATACAACTGAGTAATCTAATGACTGTAATTGATAAAATTACAAAGATTTTGGAGGAAGCATGATTATGGAAGAAAATATTGAAGAATTACAAAGATATGTCCCAAACGTTCATTTTGAACAGATACCTATCAAAAACCTTGTTTCAGACCAAAATTATCAAAGAAACCTATCTTTGCGTCATGTTGAAAAAGCGGCTACAAACTTCGATTTGTATCAAATCAATCCTGTAAAGGTAAGCCGTAGGAATGGCATTAATTATGTGTTTAATGGACAGCATACTATTGAAATCGTGGCATTGGTATCTGGTTCCCGTGAAACTCCTGTCTGGTGTATGATCTATGATGATTTAAATTATACTCAGGAAGCAGATATCTTTGCTAACCAAATGAAATATGTAAAGCCTCTGCTGCCTTATGAAATCTTCATGGCCAACATCGAGGCTGGAAGTGAAAAAGAATTGATTATTAAAGACTTGGTGGAATCTTATCATTTATCCATCACATCCTCCTCTCATCCCGGAGGAATCTGTGCGGTGTCAACATTGGTAAACATATATGACAAATACGGTTTTCATACTCTTGACCGTGTACTCCGTTTATGTGTGGCTACTTGGGAAGGCGCACCTATGTCGTTCAGTTCCAATATGCTGAACGCAGTCGCACGGTTAGATAACGCTTTCGGAGATAAAATGAATGATACGACATTCAAAGAAAAGGTTGGTCGTGTCTCTGTCCGTGAAATTGGACGCCAAGCAAGAGAACGCCGTGGAGGATCTCTAGGATTTGCAGAAGCAATTCTGATTGCCTATAACAAAAAATCCAAACATCCGCTCCGCATGGATACCCTTTATGCGTACAAAGCCCCAAGAGGAAAGAAAACTGAAATCGAGACCTCGGAAGATGTTGATACCTTCGAAGATGATATGATTGATGGTCAGCTCGCAATTTTTACGGAAGAAACCGAAGAAAATATGGCTCTGTTGGAATAACCTCAGAGCCTATATCCTTACCTTAATCTCCGTGCCATCCAAAAAGCGAATCACCATTATTTCTTTTCCCTGTACAATTACCCTTTCCAAAACCATCTGTCCAAGTTCTGGCAGCATCTTTGTAAGAGGCGGTTGCAACGTCAATCCTATCATTTGTTCCGCACGAAGTCTTTCTAATGGATTTCCGTCTTTCTTGTTTTTCTCCCATTTGGGAAGATATTGTTCTCTTTTCGCAACAATCTGGTTCCACGCCGTAATAAAACCCTTAAGTAGGTTTTCATGCGGGAGATTCTCACTGGCACATCCTTTCACTCCATGATTTTTACTTCTGTTATTACATTGCCAAAACTCTACTCCCCTGCTTTTCCAACTTTTCTTTCCACAAACTGCACCACACTTTCCACAGACTACCCTGCAAGAAAACGGATTGACCTCCGAGCCATATCCATAGAAAGTCAAGCCCAATTCCTGCATGTAGGAATCCCTTCTTTCCAATTCAAGTTGTGCCGCTTCCCATTGTTCTTTTGGAATGATTGCTTCGTGGCTCTCTTTTACATAAAACTGCTCCACTTCCCCATGATTCTTTTTTACTTTCTTGGTAAGGAAATCTGATGTATAAGTTTTTTGCAAAAGGGCATCACCCATATATTTTTCATTTTTCAGAATCGCCCTTACAGATGCACTTCTCCATTCTTCCCTGCCTGTACCAGTCTTGATATGATCCTCCATCAGCATTTTTGCAATAGCAGCCGGATTATAGCCATTCAAAAACTCCCGATAAATTCGCTTCACTATTTTTGCCTGTTCCTTATTTACAATCAGCTTCCCATCATCGCCTTTATCATATCCGAGAAATTTTGTACAATCCACCTGCGGAATTCCCTTTTTAAACTTGCTTCGTATTCCCCATTTACAGTTCTCCGAAATATTTCTTGATTCGTCCTGAGCCAGCGAAGATAATATGGTAAACAATAATTCTCCTGATGCATCTAAAGTGTTGATGTGCTCTTTTTCAAAAAATATTCCGATTCCAAGATTTTTTAACCTTCTGCTATATTCCAAACAATCCTGCGTGTTACGGGCAAATCTTGATATGGACTTTGTAATGACTAAGTCAATCTTCCCTTCTTCACAGTCACGAATCATACGTTTAAATTCCTCACGCTTTTTGGTATTTGTGCCAGAAATTCCCTCATCCGCATAAATGCCTGCCATCTGATACAATGGATTATCCTGAATATATTTTGTGTAATACTCCACTTGATTTTCAAAACTGTTCAACTGTTCTTCCTGATCTGTAGAAACCCTGCAATATGCCGCTACCCGAAGGTTTCTCGTTTTCTGCTGAGTCCTGCCACCCACTCTATAAGGCTGACTCGCTGGTATAACTGTAATGCTTCTCGCCATTTTTATCTTCCTTTCCCATAATATATATTTTGCCATCAGGCAGATTCCATCCCTTTATAATTTCATCGGGAATACGGACTCCCGGACATTTTGCCTGCCCCTTTGTTTTATAGCTCGAACATATCCATCTTACTGTTCCGTGTGAAATATACCGTCCAAGCCTGCTTCCGCATCTTGCACAATACAATCGTTTATAGTACGGATAATTTTCCTCATTTAATTCTGGATATAAATCTTTGTGATTGAATTTTTTCTTTTTATGCTTATTCTTCCATGTTCTCTCACCTACATGCTTTAAATGTACCTCTCCATACTTATCTACGGTTTCTGAAAAATATCTGTTTCCTTCAATCTTCATCTTCCGTAAATCATTATCCAAAACGTGAATGCCTGTACAGAATTTTTTTGTCCCTCTCTTCTGTCCGGAGCAATCCCAAGAAAGCCGATGCCCATGACTGTACACCCGTGGCTTCAAAGGCCATCCGCATTTTGCACAAAAAATATGATTCATGTAAGGATAGTTTTCTTCCGTGAATTCCTGAATCACAGAGTGTTTGGCCCTTTCCGCCCTCATGTCTTCTAGCTTCCGCTGTGCCTTTTCCCATGTTTTTTCCGATACAATCGGCGGATGATTGTCTTTTGCATAGTACATGGCTTTTTCGCCGCGATTCTGCACTTGATGTCTTTTCCCATCTATAAAAGTTTTCTGCATAAGAACATCACCCTTGTAAATTTCATTTTCCACAATGCGGAAAACGGTACTCGCTGTCCACTCTGCCCCTTGAACGGTCTGAATATTTCTCGCATTCAATACTCTTGCAATGTTCGTACAGTTCACGCCCTGAATTACCAAATCGTAAATTTCCCTGATAATGGACGCTTCTGGTTCTTTTTCCCGATATTCTCCATTTTCATCTTTTTCATATCCATAAGATCTTTCCAAATATGCTACGACTTCTCCATTCTCAATGCGGTGTAAATAAGCCATTTTGGAACTCTCACTTGCGGATTCACTTTCTGCTTGTGCAAATGCTGCCAATATGGTAAGCAGCAATTCTCCCGCTTCCGTAAGCGTATTGATGTTTTGCAGTTCAAAAAAAATACCGACATTTCGTTCCTTCAGCTCTCTGGAAGCTTTCAGAACAATTGCGGTATTTCTGGCAAACCGTGATACGGATTTTGTAATAATCAAATCAATCTTTCCATTTTTCGCATCCTGCATCATTTTCAGAAACTGAGGGCGGCTTTCCTTAAAACCGGAAATTCCAAAATCTGCATAGACACCTGCGAACTCATAAGCAGGATTGGCCTGAATCATCTCTGTATAATGAGACACTTGATTTTCCAATGAGTTTTCCTGCTCAGATGCTTCCGTGGATACTCTCGCATATGCGCAGACTTTTAAACGTTTTTTCTCTTTTCCCATCTCAGCTTTTCTGACTTCAATTTGCATAATGGTCTCCTCCCTTCTTTTTTGGTAGTCTATATATCACTCTAACCCCCAAGAATAGCAAGTCTTTTTTCCGATACCGTTTGTTTTCTATGATGGGAAATAACGTAAAAAAATTCTGCCGGACAGAATTTTACCGCCCGGCAGAATTTTATAATCTCTTTACATAATCAAGTGAAATCCAGCCTGCACCGGATTTCAGTTTTCCCCACCCTCTATTGGAACCTGTACCGGCCCGTTCTTCTGTAATGGTAAAAACTCCTTTTCCCGTAAACTTCCCTGTTTTTCCATAATTTGTCCCCGGACCTTTACGGATATTTAAATCCGTCGCGGTGACTTCCACTAAATATGGCGAAAAATCAGTTTTTGGATAAACCTGTTTTCCAGATGTATTAAACACGGCATATCCTTTGTTCGCATCTGCACACTTCTTCGCATTTTCCAGTTCATGAAATGCTCCTTTTTGTGAAACGGCATCTTCCCAAGATTTGCGGACACGATACATTTCCTTTGTTTCATCTGGCTTTACAGTCCCTCCCTGCATTTTTTCCTTTACATCTTTACGAAAAGTATTCATGGTATATCCCATTCCAAGACCGTTCCATAAGTGTTCCGGGTCTCCGTGATTTGACGCAATACCTCTGGCATGCCCCTCTCTGTGGCTGATAATCACGCCATCGGCAGTCGGATTAAGACCATAGAGTTTACAGAGATATGCAAACAGCTCCACCGCCACTTCATACGTTTTCTTCACAGAAGTCCTCGCCGCCGACAGATTCGAACAGGTAAAGCTAGAACCTCCTGTGTAACGGATGCTGGCAGGCTCACACATCTCTACACCAATATGGGTATTATTTCCACTTCCTTTTGGACCTGATGCGCAATGCCATCCCCTATGATTCCACGGAAGCGTCTGATATACCGTACCATCATTTCCGTCAATAAAGCCGTGTACGCAGGCTGTTCCATAAGATGGCGTATTCCAATTTTTAATAAACACCGATGCATTTGGCTGCGGACATCCCACGGAATGCAGCATTAATCCTTTTACCGTAATCTTTCTTCCTGCTGTATAGCATGGATTTTTAGTCATGATACTCTGTACTAACTTCATAGATTCCTCCATTTCCCGAAAAAAGCACCGTTTAATCACGGTGCTCTTCGTCATCCTCTTTCAACTGTTCCAATACGTTCTTCAGCTTCTGTGGTACCGGAAGACCGATTCTTGTCGCATTTTCCAAAATGGAGATTCCTTCATTAGATAAATAGAAGAAAATTACCGCTGTACGGACAACACTTCCATCACAAATAATCTGTGTGTCCACGATATGCCCGACTGCTACCAGACAAAAAATCACGACTTTTTTCACGATTCCGTGAAAACCAACCTCACTGGAAACTTCTTTATTGATGACTGCTGCCATAAGTCCCGTGATATAATCCACCACCACAAAGACGATCAGGGCATACAAAAATCCATCAAAGCCTCCAAGAACTGCTCCGATTGCTCCTCCCATCGCTGCAAAAACATATTGCATGGTTGTTACAAATTGCTTCATAGTCTTTTCCTCTCTTTCTCCCTTTCGGGTATTAAAAAAAACAGCCGATTGGCTGTCATTTCCTTATGCTGTACGTTTCCACATATAGCAGACAATATATGGCTGTAAATTCGAATGGGAAGCTCCACCGCCCGCTTTTGCGATCGTCCCCTTTGGTGTCAGGGAATGCGTATGACTTCCAGCATTGCTTGTCGGTGCTGTTGCATCTGCTCCCGATACACCGCTTCCATGCACGGTATATCTGCTGCTCCCTGCACCTCCGTCTGTATCACGTCCAATGTTGTGTGTATGACCTCCGGCACTTCCTGTTGTTGTGGCGTTTCCTGTAAAAGTATGCGTGTGGGAGGGCATTTGATTTGCAGTAAGTGTTACCACAGAAGAACCACCTGTTTTTTCCACAGTATTAAAATTCCCATCACCAGTATTGATACCTACAGGGACTCTTCCTGCTCCCCACGCCACCCAAGTTCCTCCAAAAAATTGGCTCGGATTTGTATTAACCACACTCATATAAATACTTCCAACCGGATAGATTGTTTTCGCAAACTGTTGGATATAATCCTTAAGAAGTTTTCCATAAACCCGCACATCCCAGTCTTCTGACACTTCAAACACATTTTCATCCTCTGCAACTTTACCAACAGCTACTCCTTTGCCGCCACGTTTAAAATCCATTACTACTGCTGCTGTAGAAATGATCTCTTGTATTGAAACAGAAGAAAACGTATCTTTCAGGGTATAACGAACATCAAAGGAATATTCTGTAGAAATATTTCCCCCGCCAAAAACAACAGCCGCTCCTGATACAAATGCCCCTGCTGCTATCCATGACTCTGCTGTTGTTCTTTTATAATGAATTGTTCCAGATGCAGTATTCTTTCCCCCACATGATGCAAATTTAAAATTTATCACGCTTCGTACATAAGCCCCGTCCTCATTGACCGCCCCATTACTCAAACATCTTTGCGATGTTGAATTGATAAAAGACGGAGGCGAATAGGGAACTACCGTAATCGATACTGTCTTCTCATCTGAAGTTCTTCCCCTAGAATCCGTAACAACAGCAGAGAATGTGATCGTACCTTCCGTATTCAGAAACCCTGTTGTAAAGCTGGATGCCGTGCTGGTATAACCTCCGCCTGTTATGGAATATGCAGTAATACTCGATCCGTAGCTACCTGCTGCACCATTGATTTTTAAGGTTGCTTTTGATTTTGTCTGTACATAAATGCCCCATGCAGATGGCACTTCTCCATCCACCCTCGCTGCAGTCAGATTGGTAATAGATGGCTTAATGAAGGCCGGAACGCTCAAAGTCAATGTACATGTCTTACTTCCAATATTTGTGCTTCCGTTATAGGTCGTGCAGGTAATCGTACAGGTTCCCGTAACCGCTTTTGGTATCTGATTTGCCAATGAAATCGGTGGATTCCATGTAACCGAGGTGGATGCTGTTTTTGAAACAATCGTCCCCGTCGCACCGCCAAAAGCGTATACCAATGTGTGGGTAAACGCAGAAGATGCACGGGAAATTTGTATCACGGACGCCTTCCCCAACTCTGCATTTGAAGCTGTCACGGAAGATGCTCTTGGAATGGAATCCAAAGTTACGGTTGTATTTGCCGTAATAGAATCGTAAAAAGTTCCTGATAATGTTGCCTGAATCTTAAACACAACACTCATGGAAATTGCCTTCCCACCGTCACTTCCATGCATGACTTTCTGAGATACCGTTCCCAACAAATGTGTTCCTGTTGAACCGATGGAAGGGGATGTGAAATTCTGCGCCTTTCCATCAATCGTCATCGTATTGTTATTTCTGCTGTTAATCGACAATGACCAGTCATTAACAAGATAAATCCTGCAGGTAATTGTAGATGTATTCTCCGACACATTCTTCGTCTGCGTCCAATCTACCCGCACCGCATAATGTCCATCACGGATAGATCCCGAAAAACTTCCACTGGATGCCAACTTTCTCACCTTCTTTCTAAGACGGATCACGCCATTTGATTGACAAATTTCCTGTGCTTCTCGGTATAAAATCAAACCATCCCCGGACTTCATTGCCCAGAGACAGTTTGTTTCGAATTTCTGCATTGGTTATGACGAGAATCTGATTGGAAATATAAGCAATTTTCTGCCCATTCTCCTTAAATGAGAGTTCTTCATTGGATAATTCCGCTGTAAATGCATTCCCGACTTTTCCTAATTCAATCAATGCTCCCTTGAAACGAATGTATTCTTCCAAAAGTGTTTGATTGGCAGAGACATTATTAATGATTTCATTTGTTATCTTTGTGAAGTCCATTCGGATTTCTGAACTGTTCTGTGTAATGCTTGCCTGAAAGTCTTTTTGGATTGTTTCCAATTCTGATTTCGTAAGATACGTTTCCCTGACGGTATGCTGAATCTGTTCTGAAGTTTTACTGATTTCAGAATAGCACTCATGGATATTCTCTTTTAACGACTCCACATCGTCCTTGACATCCTCATAGTCTTTCATGCTCTGGAAACTGGCTTGGCACGTTGTCAATAATGCCATTAGGCCACCTCCTATCCTTTGGACACGTCACATTGCAGGGTTACAAGACTGTCAATATCCTTTGCGGATAAATAGATCACTTTTCCACTCTTTTCAAAAGTAATCGCTTTTCCATCTTTATCCTGCATATACCATGTATAGGTCAGAGTCTGCTTTTCCGTAGCATTTTTCCACTCTGCGCCATCATACTTCATTAAAACAACACTTTGGGCAGTATGATCCACCTTGTACCAGAAATCTCCTGATTTTGGACTTGACGGAGCAGTTTCCCCAATGTTTCCAAGCAGGGCATCCACTTCTTTCTGATTCGTCCGCACAATCACATATGGAACAACTCCGCCTAAATTATTCTTTACCGTAAATCCTCCGATGGACAGCATTTCTGACACATAGGGATCTGACTTATCTTCCACGGTTATCACATCCGCATAGCTTTTTCCGCCATACGTCATCGTACAACGGTAGGATTGAATGTTGACAATATCCGCTCCCGATACGGTAAGGGACGAAGATGTCGCACCGCTGATATTATTCCATGTTCCTCCTACATATTTTGCCCACTGATAGGTAGCACTTGTAATTGCTGTTGAACCGCTATAGGCAGATGTTGAAAGAAGTAATGTCCCCGACTGATTTAGCACCACAGTTCCATTTGGTGCGTATACAGAAAACACGACTGCACTCGCTCCTGCATTTCCTTTATTGGATTTTGACCATGAAAACTGTTTTATTACCTTTTTCCCTGAAATTGTAAAAGTTAATTCTATCGTTCCATTTAATACAGACGCTCCACCTAATGTTGCATTTGCCGCGAATAAAAGGGACAGCTTACCAGCTATCGTTGCCGTGGCTGCTGTGTTCGTTTTCACCGTAACACCATCCGGCAATGTTCCTACCGTACATGTACAGGGAGTCTGTTCAATTCCGACATACCCAGTAAAAGGAATGTTTACAAGAACTTCTGCCGCTACAGCTCCATTTGCTGTACAAGCAATGGACTGTGTTTCATTTCCTAAAATAACCGAAAGACCACCTTTTCCATCACCACCAGCAGCACCCGGATCACCTTTTTCTCCATCATAAATTTTTGTAATGGTTACCGTATCATAAACATCCACATCATCTGTCAATAATTTAATCTGAGCTACATTATTAAAGAAAACGGAATGTGTCGGTTTAACCACCAACGTTCCACCAGTAATGCTGCCATTATCAGAAGTAGTTGGATAATCCACCCAGTTTCCAGAACTATTTTTATACTGCCATTTGCTGATAGACACTCCCTGTACCTGTGCGGTAAGCGTAGCCTGTGCCGCCCCTACCAAAGAAGAACCCGCATCGTATTTAAATACATGGGTATCTGCCGTCACGGATGCCAACTTAGCATTTTGTGCATTCTTAACCAGCGTATAGGTAATATCTGAAGAAATATTAACGGTGTTTTTTGTTTCTGAATCGTAGTAACTGATATAACAAATGTAAGTGATCATCCCCGAAGATGACGTAGCAAGATTATCCTTATTTACGGTAAGGATTCCTTCCGCCACGGTCTCTCCTACGATCAATGCGCTTTCCGCCCCTGTCCCATCTTTTCGTTTCCAATTGATAGATAATCCTGACGCACCTAATGAAAGATTCGTCTGATCCAGAAAAATAACAGGGGTTAACTTCAGATTCGTGACCGCCCAGCTTGGAGCATAGGTATGTGGCAGCACGTTTGGATTTTCACTCTGCGTCTTCGGCAGATTGGACGTGATATACGCTGATAGTTTTCTTTGATCTGTAATGTCAACGAATGTCTGCTGACTGGAAGTTAAAATTGTAGCCATATAAAATTCCTCCTAAATCTTAATCTCACAATAAAAGGATGCATTATCCTGCACATCTTCTGTCGTGATTACAATCGATTTCCTTCCTGCATGAAGCCGATCCCAATCCGCATCTGTTTCCTCATTTCCAGAGTTACGATGCCAACAGAATGCAGACGCATCCAATGTATCCGTTATCTCTTTATCCCAAGAATATACCCGGCACCTTATGGTGCTTTTCTGTCCCCGGTCTTTGAAAATATTTACTCCCTCCACCAATAGTTCCGTCCGATACATCTTTGAAGATTGTATTTCTTCTACTTTCCCTGACATATCTTCCAATTTGGAATCTTGATCCATGATATCTTTTTCCAATGTATTCAGATTCCCATGTTGTTTCGCTGATAAGGAAGTCAGCGTTATGCTGGACGCACCGATTGTGATGGTGTTTCCCGATGGATTCAGATAATCCCTTGTTTTACTCACGCAAAGGTATCTTCCATCAATTCCATGCGGTGGAGACAAGCAGTCCACGTATTGTCTGGCATGAATATCCATAATATCAACACCTGCATCCGATTCATCCACAATGGAAAGTTCCATACTTGTGATACCTTTTGCCAATTCTGCCACCCGGCTTTTCGCTTTTCTGAGAAGGTTCCCCGGCTCGGTTACATCATCCCAAACTTCTACTGTCCAAATCCACCCTATCTCTTTTAAGGCTTTTTCATCATAAACATACTCTACTCCTTCATTTACGCCTGTAATGGTCACTCTTTTTCCAGTTTCCACTTCATTCCCGTCTTCATCAGTTTCTTTAATTTTTGCTCCAAGTGGAATCAAAACCGTGATTCTCTCCGTATGGTCCTGAGTAATTTTTACATCCAAAAGATTTTTCCCATACTCCACTTTTTGTAAAGAAAAGGCTGTGAAATCTTCTAGATAATCCAACATTTTCCCTTCTCGTGTATATCGTACCTGTAAGTAACCGCCATGCGTTTTCATCAGTTTCTCCTGTATTGCGTCCAATGTTACGGAATATTCAGAGCTGCTATAAGAAATATAATCATTGTTATCCTTCACAGTCACATTTCCTATATGAAACTGTTTCTTTTTTTCTACCCGCTTGTTATGCTCTGTCAGAAACAGTTCCAAAAGCCCCTTTAAATTTCCTTTATATGAATACGGCGGCTGCATGGAATCTTTCAAATATGCAAGTGCTGATTCACAAGTCCATGTATGAGTATTATAAAAATCAATCCCATCATCCAACGCCCTACCTTCAAATACAGTATTCTCTCCTTTTTTACACACGATTTCAGAAGACATCGGTTTCATATCCTTCAGATACGGATGGTTATAAGGTGCAGACAATATCAAACTGTCAATGTTTTCTGCATCTTCTTTTACCTGTGCCTGAGTGATGGCAAGACGAGAAAAATGTGGATGGTAGAACAACTTTCCATCCACATAAACACGAAATAATTTCATAATCTCCCCTCCCGATAGCGGAATGTTGTGACACCCTCTCCCTTAACACTCAGGCGGTTTTCCCCTGCTCCAAGTTCCATTTCCGGGAACTCCCATGTTCCGGCACTTACGGATTTTTCATAGGTATCTTCTCCTATTCTCCAAGAAAATGCGGTCTCCCCTGTGGTGATCACTACCGGAACCACAGGCATAAAATCGTTTTGAAGTGTAACCGTGCCACTTCCAGAAATCACGACTTCACTTTCCTTCACATGGTAAAAATAGGAATCTCCATCCGTACACTCCAACGTGATTGTGCCTTTTCTAAGCAGCGGATCATATACAGGGGCAAACTCTACAGTCCCAAGTGCATATACATCGGGTTCTTCAGAACGGATTACCTTAATCAGCTTTCCAGCATATTGATTCACAAGTTCGGAAACCTTCTGATCATATTGCTTTCTGGTACCTAACATTGACAAAACAATGGTAAAACTTCGTGGCTGATACGATACCCTTCCTAACGCTTCTGTATATCGGATTGGAGAATTTCTTCCCGGAACAACGATTGTATTCGTTTGGGACTGTGGTGTCGGAAAATCAATATTTTCCCGAATCCATCCCATCTCACGAACAGATTTTCCATTTAATTTCACATCAGGGATCATAAACTCAACCTCCTGTTCAACTTCTGTGCCTGTCCCAAACGACTGTCAATAGCCGGAAGCAGATGTCCCACCAATGTTCCATCTTCCAAATAAATGCCCTTACTGCTGTTATTGGCGATTACAGCAAGATACTGCTCCATTTTTCCCGTATTCATCCGGCTTGATAAAATATGCTCTAACTGATCATAAAACCCTTTCAATGGAAGAACCGCTTCCTTACCTGCTTCTCCTCCTGCCATTAAGCTGCTTCCATTCATCCCAAAAACAGTAGGCTTGGTTAAAATACCACCTTCCTTATACCAATCAATGGAAAGATGCGGTACACTCGGAGGCGAAAGTGACAACTTTCCTGAAATCTTAAAATGTGGCAGCTTGATTTTAGGAAGTTCCAGTTTCATACCGGAAAAGAATCCTGTAATTTTATCTATGATTCCCTTCACCGCATTTTTTGCTGCTTCCACTGGTTTTATAATCGCATCTTTGATTCCATTCCATACGGAAGTTGCTGTACTTTTAATCCCGTTGAAAATAGAAGTAACCGTGCTTTTCACGCCATTGAATACGGAACTGACCTTACTTTTTATGCCATCCACCACAGAAGAAATTACGGATTTGATTCCATTCCATATCGATGATGCCACGGATTTCACAGCATTAAATACTGTTGATACCGTAGTTTTTATGGTATTTAAAACAGATGAGACCTTACTGCTTATTGCATTCCATACTGTAGAAATCACATTTTTTATCGCTCCCATCACAGATGAGATTGTACTGGAAACTGCATGGATTGCAGATGACACTACAGATTTAATGCCCTCCCATACGGAAGAAACAATTCCTTTACAGTTCTCCCAAATCATCTGGAACGGTAACGTTATAATATCAATCGCACCCTGAATAATAGAGCCGAGCAGCATGACCGCCGTCTGTACCACATTACATATTCCTTCCCATACAGACTGCAAGTGCGTCCACAAATTTGAAAACCATGATTTTAGGGAATCTACCATTGCACCAATTCCGGTACAGATGGTATTCCACAGCTCTCCGAACCATTGTGTAATCGCACCCCAATTTTGTATAATAGCAATAATTCCGGCAATCGCTGCTGCCACCGCTGCAATGACCGCAATAATTGGAAGCATAGAAATATTCAAAGCACCCATTGCCACGGAAATAGCTGCAATAACCGGAGTAAGGGCTGTGAACGCCGCCAGCAATGCCCCTAAAATAATGACGAAATTTTGAACCGGTCCCGGTAATCTCTCAAACCATCCTCCAATCGTGGTAATCACGGATACCAATGGTGGAAGAATTGCATTTGCCAATTCCGCCAGTTTTTCTCCTAACGGTACTAATGCCTGCTGTAATTTTCTTGTATTGGACTCCATCTGCTGCATCGGTGTTGTTGTCGCATCGAACATCCCCTGTGCAGAACCTTTTACACTCTCATAGGTGCTTCCGACAGAAGTCAGGGACGTAATGAATTTTAAGTTTCCATCTTCCGCCATTGTTCCAAACGCTAAAGCAGCAAGGTTTAACGCTTCCTGTTGATTCGTACAGTTTCCGATATCTGCCACGATAGAATCAATGACCTGCTTCTGTGTTGCCCCTCCATTCTGCCATGAAGTAAATAATTCCTGTGTTTTTGTAGAAAAAGAACCAATGGACTCTCCAAGTGTTCCATCCACAAGACGGGTAGTCACTTCATTGATGGCATCGTTTACCTTGTCAAGATTATACGCACCATTCTTCAAGCCATTGTCCAGCAATTGGAAATACTCCGATGCCGAATATCCCGCCTGAGAAAACTTTCCTGCATATTCACTCAGGTTATCTCCTAACTCATTTGTTTTATCCAAGCCATTCTGTGTACCAACTACGATATAATCCATCGCTTCCTGTGCAGTTAAACCATACTGCTGCATTAAGGAATTCACACCACGAAGCGTTTCATTCATATCAATTCCATACAGTTCATCCAACGTAATGGCCTGCTGTGTTAAATTTGTAAGGTCTGTTTCACTCAGATCACCCAAGTTCTTTTTTACCATAAGGACAGCATCTGCCACGCTGTCCATGCTTTCTCCCACACCATCCGAATACACAGATTTAATAACATTTGCCGACTCTTCTGCTGCCTGTCCGGTTTCTCCAAAATACGCATTTACTTTTATGACCGCATTCTCTGTTTCCGAATAAGCATCCATTGCTTTTGTTCCGATGTCCTGAATTTTATCTCCTACAGCAGAAAGCTGATCTGCAGTCTGCATCAAGGCAGCACCTTTTGTATTTTCCGCAATCTGCCCCACATCCTCGGCAGTATCCTGAGCTGCATCCCCTGCCTGCTTTAATTCTTCAATCAGATTTCGGATAGCTTCTCCATCATCAACCGTATCCAGCGCATCGGTCAGTTGACGGATATCTGCTTTCCCGCCTGTTGCAGACTTTCCAATTTTCTCGATGGCTGTCTTCATTTGATCTGAATTGGCAGTTCCATTTTTAATCGCAGATACTAATTTACTCCCAAGAACATCCGCATAATCATCCACTTGTGTTCCTGTCGAAGAAAATAATTTTTCCAATCTTGCCGTATTGGAAGAAAGACGGTCTTGTTCCGTTTGGAGAGAGGATAAATCATTTTTATACTGATTCAGCTTTCCTCGTGTTTCCTCTATCTCTCTTTGAAATGCCTGATATTTGTCCTGACCTATATCCCCCCTTTGAAAAGCTGCCGTAACCTGCTCCTGTGCAGATTCCAATGCTTCCAATTTGTCACTTGTCTGACTAACCGCTTGCGAAAGTAACTGCTGCTTCTGTGCCACTAATACGGTATTTGATGGATCGAGTTTCAACAATTTATTTACGTCATTGAGGGCAGACTGTGTCTTAGTAATTGAAGAATTCACGCCACGTAACGCTTTATCAAGGCCTGTGGTATCTCCTCCAATTTCAACTGTAATGCCCTTAATCCTATTTCCCATGTCTGCACCTCCTCCCAAAAAGACATAAAGAAAGCCCGGATTTCTCCAAGCATGAAAAAAGCACCGATTCTTTTTCTGAACCGATGCCATCTTACTATTTTGTTTATTTCTTTTTACATATCAAATCATAACTTTCCGCAATCATGCGTTTAATATCAGTATCCGGTATTGTCCCATCTAATATAATAGAATTCCAGTGTTCTTTATTTTGATGATATGCCGGAATTACTGAGAAATATGTATTTCTCCAAAAATCTCGCCATTCCGGATCTACCTTTACATTTACCCATATATGTCCTTCCCTTTCATAAGTCCATGCAAAAGCTCTTTTATTTTTTTCATACCTTAGCAATACCCAGTTTGGATCATGAAATGGAGTATCTACATATACGTCTGAAAATGTTAAACCATACTTTAAAATTTCCTCTCTTTTAAGCACTCTGACCTCTCCTATTTCACCTAAAATAAATCAATTTGCATCCAAATCATAAAATCCATTTTCTTAACTGAACCAATTCATATTTTTTTGATTTTTAGTTCATCGACTGTTTCTAAAGAAAACGCCTATTCAGTTCTTGAAGTAATTCTTTTGTTAGCTTATACTCATTATTCACCGTTTCAGGTATTACCGAATCAATTCCACAAAATGGACATACAGCCGTCTGTCCATTTTCATCATCTATCCATTCATGAATTTTTTCCGCATCAAAAATGCGATTACAATAGAAGCATCCACATCTCTTCACCGATTTTATCTTTCTATAATTCTCAAATGAATAATCATGAATTCTACTTAAATTTAGCATATATCCCTTTTTTTTCAATAACAATGTTCACACACTTCCAACCAATCTTGCAAATCTATTCCCTCTATACTATATATAATAACTTTATCCCAACGTTCTTCCAAAGATTTTCCATTAAAAACACATGCTTCTACCAGTTCTTTTGCTGTTGCAAATTCACATCCATCTTCTACGTCACAATATCCAATCCAATAAGGTTTTTCAAATTGCGGTAAATATCCTAATATGTGCTCCCTCTCGTCTTCGTCATCACTAAAATAAAAACAAGTTTCGTCAATATTCTTTCCTGCTTTTAATTGTCTATAGAAAAATTCCCACTCCATCTCGCTCCTATATAATTTGTAATTACAATTGAATTCATAGTTTTTCATAAAAAGTATATCAAGAAAAAACTATGAATTCAATAATTCTCTAAAACTTATCGAAGTCTTCCTGACTGGCCAAGCGCTTATATTTCACACTGTCATTAGCTTTTTCTGTCCACATATCAATCACCAAACCAATCGTCAAAAAATCTAAATCCACAATAGAAATTCCTATTTCCGTACATCGCAGAAGGAACAGGGGCGTTGTCATCTCCCGCTCACTTCTGCCAAGCCTTTTTTTGCTTTGATATCCGTAGCCACATTGTCTCCCCATAATTCCAAAATTTGTGGCAGCACCTCATAAATGGAAAACATATCAAACTGGTCGAGCCATTCTTCTATCGTAGAAGGTATACTGTTATCCGCATGGTATGCCATGATATACGCCACATTTTCAAAAATTTCCAGATCATCAATCTGAAATTCTGCGCCATCTTTCTGTGTTCCAACATACGATTTTTCCAGTTTGCTCAAATCTTTAAAGATATCTCTTTTAAATTTTGCCCTGTATAATCGGGGAATTGTCGCCGAAGAACGAAAAGGAATCTTTTTTCCACAGATTTCTATTTCTCTTTTAATCATGCCATTCCGCCTCCTTCTTCCGTTGGTGTGTACACCGTTTTATACCATTCTTTATAGGTTGTCTCATCCGTAGTATCTCCTGTTCGTGCTTTCACCAAACCGTCAGACCGTGGATCTGCCGTAATAGACAAGGTTTCCGTTCCCGGTTCAATTGTATCTTCTTTTGTTTCAGATTCAATAGACGGTCGTGAAGCACTGCAATTATAAAGGACGTGCCTGATTGCATTAATATCCCCATCAAATTCAAATAACAGGGCAAATTTTACACTTTCTGCAACGGAACTATTCTCTACCAACACTCCCTTTGCATCCAGCTTTTCTTGTAAAATTTCTGTTCTAAACCATTCTGGAATCAGCGCCATTTCTAAATCTCCGCTATAACCATTGTTTGTCACAGAACGGAAATATACGATTCCATCTGCATAAAACGGACTGGATTCTCCTTCTGCGTCCAGACTGATACTGACAGCTCCCGGAATAGCCTTTGGTACACCATATTCAAATTTTGCACTTCCCCCTTCTTCCTTTTCTGTCAGCTTTGCCGCATGAACATTTTTCAAATTAAACTTTACTTTATTTCCCATTGCTATACCTCCAATTCGTACAACACTTCATACAATTTTTCTGATTTGATATATGTTTCTGTTTTGTTATAGAAAATCCCCTGTGCATCCAAAATCTTCTCCAATTTTTCTTCAAGTGCAAGATCTTTTTTATCTGTGTATAGTTCCACATCTAATTGCTTTACTTTAAAATACACCATTCCATCTGCGGAGAAATTATGACTACCCGGAGTCAAATAAATTAAAAATGGCGGTTCTGGAGATTCCCCTTCTGCAAAGTGATGATATGCAATAGGAATTCCAAGACCACCTAATAACTTCATAATATTTTTTAATTCCATCATTTCAATCCTTTCACGATCTTATCTTCAAGCTGTGATATGGCATAGGATTCCGCTGGTGCAATATGCACTTTTGCTTCTACCCTGCCCCCGCCTCGCTTTGCATGGCCTTTCTCCAATAAATGAGTTAGTCCGGGTTTGCTGCGATTATAAACAACAACCTCTGTTTTACTTGCAGAATCTTTCGTCTTTTTCGCAGTCCACCCTTTCTTGTACCCGCCACTATCAGTGGGGGAAGCAGATTGTACCATTTTCTTTGTTTCTTCAGAAACTGTATTGACCGCCTGCTTTACAACATCATCTGTCACTTCTTTGTACTCTTTCAAAGCATTCATGATCTCTGATGCCAATTGATTAGATGTCACCCGTCTGCTCATTCTTTCCACCTCGTATCTCCCGAACTGCTGTCAGTTTTAATTTTTTATGCGTAAACTGCACATCATCCACACAAATGATGTTATAAACCTCATTTTCAAACAAAACCCGATATTGTTTTTTATTGATTTCTCTCAATTTTTCACACCAGCGTAATATAAACACCAATGTATCTTCCGATAGCGTTTCTATATCCGTAACATTTTCTTTTCCAGACGCAAGATTTACATAAGCAAAACATGAATAAAATTTCTCCCACCGGGACTGATGGTTTCCGATTTCGTCTGTGTGTAATATATGCTTTTGAAGAATAATCCGTTGTCGCATTGAACCAATATCCATCAGAACACCTCCTCACGATTGGAAGAAAGAATATTTTTCAATGTAGGAATCATTTTTTCCGTTTCTTCATTCGTGCCACGGTTTTCAAACATCACACCCACCGCATATAATACAGCAGTTTTTACGGCAGCATCCTCCGGCAGAATATCACGCCGTATAATATCTCTACACAGCATTTCAGAAGAATCGATCAGCGTTTGAATCAGGGTGTCTTCATCCTCATATTCCACCTTCAAATATTCTTTTGCTTCTTCTAGTGTAATCAGCATGCAGACACCCCTCCTTCTTATCTCGTTTCTTTCAGTTTCATCGTTTTTACTGCTTCTGGAAGAATCAATTTTCCGTCTACCCTCTGGCTTGCAAGAAAACCAACCTGCCCGGTTGCAGCAAATAACTCATTCAGACGTTTAAAGGAACGTCCCTGCCTGTCCGCAATCCAGTAATAGGAAAAATCTCCAAATGCCATGATCTTCTGTCCGGCTGCAATTTCGGGTACAAATGAAGACGTAAAATATGGGCGGTTCAAAATCATGTCCGGTACTCCCGCCTGCACGGACGGTTGCCAAATATAATTCCCATTCCCATCTTTTAATTTACGCAACGCTTTTACGGTGCTGTCATTGAGCATCCATACCGCTTTTTTACGATATGGGGATCGCAGAGAATAAAATAAATCCATAACATCGTCAAACGTAATGCTTGCGCCTGCGGTCGTGACTCCATCAGAAGCTCCGCCTGTAGCATTAAAGATTCCTGTCGGTTTTCCCTTGCCATCTCCGGTAAAAAATGCTTCTTCTTCCTTCGTTCCGATTCTTCGTCCGAATTCTTTAGAAATATAGGCTTCCAAATTAAACACGTTATCGTTTAACAACTCATCCGAAACTTTAATCATGGTCGCAACCTTATATGCACTAATGGAAATCTGTCCAAAGCTGTCATCAGATTCTGGATATGCCGCTTCTTCATCAATCCACTTTGCTTCTCCTTTGGATGCCACGATAGGAATTTTACGATCTCCGCTGGAGGTCTGAATCACGGTTGCCAGACTGCGGAAAAAGTTTTCTTCTTCCAATGCTTCTACCAGAGTTCTTTCATATTCATCGGGAACCAAATAACCTCCTTCTGAATCTGTTCCAACCTGAAGAGCATTCTGAATATCGAGATAATTTTTCTTTCTCATCGCATTCCAAAATGCAGTTTTATAAGCCGCTGAGGCTCTTCCTGTTTTTTCTTCTCCTCCATTGCCTTTCCCCGGCTGATTTGTGATTGGATGACTAGTAGGCTTATTCAGTTCTGCATCAATAGCTGCCTGTCTTTCTAAACGCTCGATCTCTTTTCCAAGATTAACCACATCCGCTTCCATACGGTCATAAGTGGCCGTATCTTCTGCTGAAAGCAACCCGTCCGTTCCTCGTTTAGATTCTAAAAATGTCTTTGCTGCCTCCCACGCTTTTGCTCTTTTCTCTCTTAATGCTAAAATCTGATTCAT